CGGTGCTGCTAGTCCATGTAGGATTTTGTATATATGCCATATAATAACCTCTCACCGACACTTCATTATATAATATAAACTTCCATATAAAGGTCTTGGATCAAAGCTACTAAGACTTGCTGTAGATCCTGCGTGCGTATGCGTACCATCACCTGATGTTTGAAAGTTAATAGTAGCACTTTGTGTACTTACTCCAGTATAGCATGAGTAAGCATAACCATGCCACTGTTGTACTGTAGTGCCGTATTCAGTGTAACCGTGCGTATGTGCTGGTAATTCCGCCGTTAGAAGCTGATGCGCTCCAATAGTTACGCTTCCTGTCGCTGTTATGGTTCCATTCCAGGTTCCAGGCCCTCCAGTGTCTCCAGGATTGTAGCTTCCTCCAGCTCCAATTATGAACTTTTCTTGTAATGGAGGGGTCGTGTATCCGGCGTGCGCCGAACCATCGCAGATAAACCACCCTGTCGGTAATGGATATACATCAGGATTGTTATACCAGATCATTATCGCACCAATAGGTAGCATAGTGGTTAAAATATCACTTAAATGCAGTCCATCGATCTTATCAGCATCAAATCCGGTATAAAAATTCAGGGAAAAGAATGTAATGTCTGATATAGTTTCAGTAAAATATCGGTCGTCGTGAACGTGCACATCTATGATAGTTTTCATTTCCGTCCACTGTGTTTCAAGATGATTGAATAAAGCTCCAGATAATAGATCCGAAGTTGTCCAATTATGTTTGTCGTACATTTAGAATCCCTTCATTATATAACAGAGTGCATAAAACGGTGGCCTCTTATCTTGGTTTGAAGTACCTGCCAAACTCGCGGTATGCCCGTGGCTTATACCGCTTCCGGTACTTGTGGTTACTGAGCCTGGCGTAGTTGTACTGTTTACTATATAGCCGCCACTACTTTGATCAACCGGCTGGCTAACAAAAGTTGTCGGATAATAATCTGTTATTGTACCATGCTGATGTTTTGCGATTTCCGCCGCCGTTAATGCATGTCCTGCAACAGTTATTGACCCTGTTATAGTTACTGTATCTGATCCACCTATAGCACCATACGAATAATTTCCGCCTGATCCTACAATAAACCGATCCTGCATGTTAGGCGTTGAGTTATTGCCATCACAAAGATACCACCCTACCGGAATAGAGCCTTTGGAGCTATACCAGATACCGATACATCCCGCTGGAGTGCCTGCATCTAATATTTGCTGAGTCGTGAATCCATCGAGGGTCGCGGCTACAAGTTCCGTTCCAGAACCATCATCAGCCGCTGTAAAGTAAGTGCTATCGCAATGAGATTTTGTATAATATCTATCGGAATGTGTCATAGCATCAATATAAGTAGTAGTTGAAGAATAAATAGTCTCTAAGTTATTGAGTCCATTTACCTTAGCAGTAGTACTCATATTATTCTCGTTCCATTGGGTTATCACATAAACCACATTACCACCACCTTTTTATAGTTTAACATGAGTATATTAATCATGAAAGAAATCTCCTTAACTCAGGGTAAAGTAGCCCTGGTAGATGTTATAATACCTTAATTTTTATGCCCATTTGTTGTCAGTCACGATAAATTGGATAATTTCTAGTGCATTTTTAGTATGGCTATAAGAGAATGTATCTAGCAAAGTTCCAGATCCTATAACATCTGTTGCTGCAGATCCGCCGTACATCTTAACAGTCGTCCATGAGCCATTTGCCGATCCTGAAGGTATGATGCAAATAGTCGTTATCTTATTGGATAAAATAGTTTGCGAAGTTCTGTAGCGCCTAAAACCGCCCGAAATATTAACTTCCAAGTACTTTATCTCATCACCTGATGCAAAACACGGCCACCCTGATGTAGAGGGGGTTGTAGTCAATCCTAGCATGGTTACACCTGAGAATATGTTAGGGGAATCTCCAACCAACCAATTCTTTGATAATGGTACTGGAATAATAATCACAGTACTCGATGCCGTGCTTGCTGCCGGTGCTTGGGATTGTGATAACGATAGGAATACCTTAACCCAATAATCTTCCACCGGGCCGCTCGCTAGTGTTACATCAAACCATGTATAGCCTTTCTCATCTCGCGTCTTTATTTGTGTCACTAAACATCCTACGTGAACTAAATCGTGCTCTGGAGACGTTACATATTGTAATTGGCCCGCTGCAAGCCCTGGCTCACTGGTAGTATATGTTATCTTGTCGCCTACTACTGCATACTGAGCTAGTAGCTTGTTAGCCTGCAGGATTAAACTGTCGGATGTCTTAAGTGCGGTTTCCTCTTGAATATTCTCTACATATCCAGTGCCGCCGCCTTCTATTGCCTGCCTAGCTAAAATTGCATCAAAATCAAGAGATACAGCCATGATATCATAATTACCTTTATATACCATTTTTATTATATCTCCTACATAGCCGGTACTCGTAGGTAGCAATTTTGTTCCAGAGTAATCTTGTGATATGGTATTATCTCCCTCGGACCAATACCAATCTTTACTAGTATCAACCGATTTTATGCCTACTGTTTTAGCTACATAAGCTCCGCCGTTTAAGCTAACATATACCAAGGGTGTCTCTGCTATCGGATATCCAACGGGAAAAGTTGTAGTATTACCGTCACCGGCTGCGTATTCTGTTTGAGCATCAGTAGTATTTTTTCCGCCCTTCATATATTGGTAATCTCGAAATTCCGGGTTTCCACTGACTACTGTTAACGAATTATTTTTAACATAAGGATAGTTATCCCCTACCTTTTCAATATCGAACGGTGCCGGGTATGTAGTCCGGGGTATGAAGTAAAACTTCTTATCTGCAGATATGAACCATGTATAACCTGCATATGTGGCGCATTGATCCAGGAAAGAATTAACCATGCAGGTAAAAGCTTGAGTAATCATCACTGCCGGACTAGTTACGATAATAGCACCTAGTGATATTCCTTCTGCCATTAATATATTAGTGAAAACATATGACACCATTTCAGAGACTTCGGTATTAATCCAGCCCTTGATAATGGCTCTCTTATCTGCTTTGTAATGGTTATCGACGCAAGCTACTTTATGATACATCGCGCCTCCACCACCTTCTAGCATGGTCTCCGTCGAAGAATCCACATAGCCAGAAAACATAAGAGCATTATCGTCGCTGTCTATGATAGTAACGGGTTGCCCTTTGCTCCAGTGATAAGCTCCTAACTCATCCCATACTGTGACATCGAGAGTGGACCTATCCTCCACCTTGTCTACTATGACGGTTTTTTCCATAAGATTCAATAGGCTAAACGCCGGAAAAATTTGACTAAGAGGCAATGCCGCGAGTGAGCTTAAAGTTACCGCTGCTATACTGTTTAATAGAGGTGAGGAGTATAAAATATCACTTCCTATTTGTACTAATAATTTCGTCATTATGCTCACCTAGATGTATGCGCATTCCGCTATTAGCAAGGTCGGAGGAGACGGAGCCGCGCCGTTCGCATATATAGCGGTACAATTCGTGCCGGAGACTTTGGTATTCAAATAATACGTAGTGGCCGCGGCCACTAATATATTAAGTGACATATAAGATCCGAGGTATACATTTGTTTCCGCCAATACGTAAACGCATTGCGTAAAGCTGGTATTTGACTCTGAGTTATTCGCGGTTGACAGCGTCGCAAATATCCACAGTGCGCCGGAGGCCGCCCTGGTCGCTTGGATCTGATCTTTCCATGAGACCCTCCAGGCCCCAATAGGTATAGGGATATTGATAGTCCCGAGGTTATACCAGACGTCCGAGGTCGGAGACGCTTGAGTCACGGTGGTCGCGTTCGATACGACTATCTGCCATTTGGTCTTATCCATCGGGAAGCCCGCGGGGATGTTCATCATACTGTAAAACGTCGCACTGATCGCGCCTCCTGCTAGAGTATAATCGGTGCCGCCGTATACGGTTATGGTAGTGTTCGGGTTCGAGTATGCGACCTTAACAACTATGAAATATTTAACCGCGCCGTTGTCGGTTAGCTTGATCCTCATTCCCGGACTGTATTTTGTGGTCTTATCCGTGGCGATCGTGAAAGTGTAGTTTGGCGCGGCCGCGCTGGCGTACGTCCATGTCTCACCTGAGGCTATCCATCCATCCGAGGCTGCAAGCTGTGAATTTAATATACCACCTGATAATTTATCCTGAGAAATTGATCCTGCTAATTGAGTATTAGTTATTGAAATATCACTACCTAGCAATTTTGCAAATGTTATACTTCCTGCTAATTGAGTATTAGTTATTGAAATATCACTACCTAGCAATTTTGCAAATGTTATACTTCCCGCTAGCATAGCGTTGGTAATGCTTAGATTTGCATTAACTGTAGGGTATATCTGAGTCCAAACTGCCGCGCCTACCCCGACGCTTTTAGCAATAAAGATAGTATTTCCTGTAGTGTTATACCAGTGAGACCCTACTACATAGCCGTGACTTGAGTCATCGCTTACCGTTGGGTCTATGGTTGCAGCCCAGTTACATTTAGCCAAAGCTGCATCTAAAGTATTTAAATCAGTTCCTAAGTCAGTGTAAAATGTTAATCCTAGTTCAAGCCCTGATGGTATGTGAAAACCATTCCTATTTGTCACCATGTTTATCTCTCCTTTGAAAAATATTTATGGACTGCCTAATGCGTATGCAGTCCACCGCGTCTTAATTCTTGAGTGGCATTTTCCATTAACATGTTAGTTACTTCATTTCCATCCAGGTAAATCTTGTTAATTACTTCTACTGATAATTTACCTTCTGGATTCATGTTAAGGCTGCCACTATTATGTTCTGCCACTAGTCCCATTATTGTTTCAGTTATATTGTTAGGGAGTAGTAGTTCTCTTCCTTTTTCGCCTGCGATGATATTGCTAGGCTGATCAATGAGTGCGCCTTTTGCACCCCACGAACTCGCATCGTTTTCTCCAGCCCAACTATATGAATCCGAAGAAGAGGATGAGCCTGAATATAAGGATGCTGTTTGATCTCCGTTCAATGGGTTCGCATAAGATACTACGCCGGACGGCGACGTATACTTTAAAGCGTTTACTAATACGGTATCACCTAAACAGGTCACAGTCGTATAGTTTGCTGACCCATCCGGGTTTATAATAGCGCCGTTGGCATTAACTGAAGTAGTTCCGCCTCCGTTGCTACTTGATCCCCCGCTATCGAAAAATCCAGTAAATGCACCATCAACTCCCTGCTTAAAATTTAGTGATACTTGGTTTATCGTGCCAGCTAAACTACTGAATGAGTTATAAACTTGGCCTGCTCCAGTAGTGAAGGTATTTGTTCCTGTTGTCATACCGTTTAATGCTGCCGTGCCGCCTGATGTCATGCTACCGCCGGCTGATGTTCCGCCTGCTACTGTAGCTGTCGCGCCTTGTGATGCTCCGCTTAGGTTATAAGCTCCGGCTGATTTGCCACTTTGCATCCATGAGTCGCCGCCTGCAACCATCTGAGCCTTAAACTGAGCTGATGTTAAGCCCATCGAAGTTCCAAAACCGGTTGCCGCTGTGCCTATTCCAGTTGTTAAGACTTGGCCTCCAGCAATAGCGTTAGCTTGGGCTACCTGTCCTATGACTGCTATGTTTTGGCCTGTTGAAGTTAAGCCAATAGCCACGGCTTGTCCACCATTGCTAATGAAATTGCCGCCTATCTGTGCGCCTAGTTGTAAAGCTGTGGCTGCATACCCGCTATATTGTACTTGGGTTTGCCCGGTTTGTGCTGCCGCTGCCGCGCTAGCTGCATTTATTGCTTGGCTTGTGTTAAAGAATCCAGTTGATGCACCGTCTACGCCTTGCTTAAAGGTTAAAGTTGCATCAGTGACGCCGCCTTTAAATGCTTCTGCTGCCGTGGTTACACTAGTCGCGCTAGTCGTATCTGCAGTTTGCTGTGCTTTGAGTTTGTCGGCCCAAAGTCCACCGGCTGCATTTAAAGTTGAAGTATATGCCGCTGTCATTGCGTCGTTTTTGGTTTTAGTGTCCACAAGTGTGCCTGCAAAAAAGGTTCCTAAAATCTTGCTTAAGTTATCTGATGAGTCTACTGGTGTATTAGTTCCTTCATTAGGGAATGTTGCTGCTTTCCCTGAGGGTGTTTCAAATTGTTGGGTATTATCGTTCCAGGTGCTGCCTGAGGTACTTGTATCTTTAGTATTAGCGTTTTCGTTAGCAAATACCACCGGTTGACCGGAAGGATATTCAAATTGTTGGGTATTTTCGTTCCATGTTCCGGTACTACCTGATCCTATGGTTTGCGTAGTAATTCCGGTATTAGATGATTTACCTACTGATCCAAGTGCACCTTTGGCTAACATTTGTGATAATGCATCGTTTATCTGAGCATTATTTATTGCAGTTCCTATATTAGAGCTAGAACTTCCTACAGTTTGCGTATGTGCTGCGTTTAATTCTCGTTCTGTTTCCGCGTCTACGCTTGCTTGATTTGATGCAGTGCTACTTGCATTTCCTGTGATATAGTTATATACGTTTACGGCTGCATCATACCACCCTGTAAGAATGCCTTTAATCGTTGCCTCGGCTGCGTTTAGTCCACTTACGATTGCATTACCCATATCAATGCCCGCACCGACGAATCCAGATACTACCGATGCCATAGTAGTAGCGAAAAAGTCATGTACTTGCGCGATAGGCATTTGTATTTTATCATATATGCCTTGGCCTATTCCTTCAGCAATTTCCATTGCTAACTTACCCCAATCTGCCAACGTGCCAAATGCGTTTTCCACAACTTGCCAGAATCCACCATGAGCTGATATATAATTAGAAATAGCATCATAGAGTTTCCCGGCGACCCATCCAAGACCGCTTAGTACACCGCTTAAAGATGTTCCTATTTCATCTCCTATTTTTGTTGGTCCTCCACCTGTAATCCAATTTTGCGTAGCAGTATATAATCCATCCCACATTTTTACAGCATATCCAACATAACTTGATCCTATACTAGACCAATCTACGCCTTGCAGCATTTTTATTACTGCATTTACTACATTTGTTGCTGTTGTAACTCCAAAGTCAATAGCTCCGAAGAGTGCATTACCTAGTTTTTCTCCTAAGTTTAGATTGGTTGCCGCATTGATTGCGTTAGGTATTTGGTTAAGTGCATTCTGTATTGCAGATAATAATCCTGCTCCAATACCAGATAAATCACCCCAAACTTTACCCCAATCGATACCAGATAACTTTTGGCTTATCCAGTCTCCAACCTGGCTTAATGCTTCAAGTGCTCCTTTAATACCGGTTTCAATGCCGGATATTAAACCGCCAAAATCAAACTTAGATATACTATCAAATGCGCCTTCTAGGGCCTTGGTTATAATGTCTCCTACTGATCCCCAATCTCCACCGGCAATAGCACTTTCAACCGCTTTAACCTGCCAAGCAAAGTCATTAAATGCTGATATTCCGGCTCTTAATGCAGGTTCTAGTATTTGGCCTAAGCCATTTCCCATATCAGTTGTTCTTGCTGATGCTATGGCTTCTTGGTTGCCTAGTTCCTCCATTTGCGTGTTAAAGAGTGTTTGGGTTGCTGTAGTATCCTTACTATTTTCGTTTACTGTTGCTAAGGCTGCGCTATAGGTATCCGTGTTATCAGCCATTTTTAATATGGTTGATGCATTTTGCTGTCTTAATCCGAGATCTTTTAGAAGTTCTGATTTATCGGCTGTGGATAACGTTGTATTAGCATGCAGCGCAACGGCCATTTTTTGCATAGTTCCTTGATAATCGTTACCCATATCCTGAGCTAATTGTGCGCCGGATTCCCCAAAGACTTGCTGTATTTGGTCTAATTTTCCTTTTGCTATTTCGGCTGCATCAGTAGGAATTATTTGATCTGGTGTTATTAAAACTCCCTTGGAGGTTTTGCCTTTTATGGTTTTAGTTTTATCCGCTGCATCTTCTAAGGTACCCATTTTAACGGCCATAGCCTGAGTATCTGCATATGCACTACTCATTGCTTGGGACGCATCTCCGCCTGCCGCCATGATTGCGGTAGCGAATGCTGCTGATTTCTCCGGGCTTTCACCCATCATCTTATTCATATTTGCAGTTTGTGTTACTACATCTGCAATAGCTGTAGATTGAATTCCATACTTATTCGTGAGTGCTACTAAGGCATTTCCATATTCCGCTGATTGATCAGAATTGTATCCGTATACTCTGCCTAATGATGTATACAGTGCTATAGTTTGCGCTTGGGTACTACCTGTTGCTATTGCATACGTGTTCATGCTATCAGTAGCTTTGGAAACTGCATCTACTGAATGCGCACCTAACGCACCGGCTGCTTCTGCATAAGATTGCAGTGTCGCGGTACCCGTGCCTGAGAGATCGGATTGTGTTCTTAACTGATCATTTACTTTGCCTACTCCGTCCGCGTTCATCTGGAGCATTTGCGCTAGTTCCGTGTTTTGTGATGTAAATGATGACCATGCCGCGAGTGATTCCGTTACGGCCTGTACTGCCGCATTAAAGGCCTTTGTAATGATCTGGGCAGAAAGTATACCTGCTACTATATCTCCGATTCCGGCTGACGCACCAGCGGAATCGACTTGCATCGTCATCGGTTTTTCGATTTCACTTGCTGCCGATTGTGCCTGACTTTTGGCGTCTGCTAGAGACGAAGTTAAAGCTGATGTATCCCCGGAGATTCTAACTGACACCTCACCTACCTCGATAATGATTCCTCCTTTTTTATATATATTTAATAGTAACTTTTATATAGGTTGAATGCATAGTATATATCGAGGTGCAATACTATGATTGAAGTTGTTTTGACTCAGGGAAAAGTAGCCCTGATAGATGACATTGATAAAGATATTACTGAAAAAAAGTGGTTTGCGCATAAAAATTGGAATGTATTTTATGCTAAAAGAAATACTCAGATGACAAATGGAAAAAGGATAACAATTAGAATGCATCAAATTATAAACAAAAAAACCGGCATATACTAAGACGATTTTTTGTCTTTTATATATACCGGTAGATCTACACCATGCTCTTTTAGACTCTCTTTAAAGTCTTGTTTTTCTGGTTCTTCGGATGTTTTATTATATTCGTTCCATGTAGGATACGATTTTGGATTCATTAAAGCTATATTTATTAGTTTTGGAACTTCCCAATTTGACCAGCGTTGATTTTCCATAGTTTTTGATAATCTTTGAGAATACCAAGCTACCTCAAGCATAGTTAAATCGTCAAATTCCCAAGGCATTAAACCTAATTCCATTGCTAATTTGTCATAAAATCCCCAATTTATAGGAGTATGACAATTCAGTTTGGGCTGTCGGTTTTCTTCTCAGATTCCTTTGCCATTTCCTTAAGCTTTTCTGAGTCGATACCATATCCTGCAAAGAGTGGAATCATTAATTCATCGGCTAATTTGCCGGATCTTGTTCCGTTGTCAAGTTCCATTGCAAGATAATTGTCTATCATATCATCAATAGAGTCCTCATCCATAGCCTCATCCTTAGACCATGCAAGACCCCAGAAGATAACCCAGGATAATACAGTTCTAAGGCCTATGGCCCTAGTAATGTCGTTTAACGCGATCCTGCCGAGGTAATGCTCTCCATAGATTACCTTTCCGCCAGATGCTTCCATTTTCTTAATTATCTTAGTAGGGAATTTAAAGGCTTTAACCATCTTTCCATCATTGGAAAAGTTTATTACATGTACCATTTCTAACAATCTCCTCTTAGTTTTAAGCCGAGAACCCGCTCGGCTACGGTTTTTGAATATCATTTCATAACGTCCTTTAGCTTAATCTATACCATAGAGCATCATCACTTTGGAAAGTGAGTGTACCTTTGATAACTTCTGCAGGTGGAAAACTATTATCTGCCGATTCTAAATAGCAGTAGCCTTCGTACCTCATATGAGCGGATTCTACATCATAAATTATCGCTATGAGTGGTACTCCAAATTTTGCATGATTATCTTCGATATCAAGACCACCGACGAAGTTTTGCACTGTGAAAGCTACCGGTACTCCAGTACCATCACTGCCGGATGCTAAGTCAACGTGTACTCCGATAGCTCTAACTGCAGGTGATAAGTTTGCTAGTGCCATGATTTCGTTAGCTGTCCTAGATGTTCCTATAGATACAGTGATATTGGTTCCGACTACTGCCACTCCGAAAGTTCCGGCTGCATACGTTATCGTGCAGGAATTTCCAGCTACTCCACCAGGCATATGCCACCAAGTTAAATCCTTGTTAGAGGCCTGAGCTGTGCTATATGCTGCATTGGTGAGCATAATAAACTCATCCAGGGTAAGACTCCATGATCTTAATGTCGGATATCTCCGAGTGAATAAGTCTCCTAATAGTGGTATTGCTACTAGATTAACTTTGTCTGCTATTTTTGCCACTGAGCCGCCTATCGCTTTTGTGATAGTCGTGTAATAGGTTGCTGTGCATGATACGGTGTCGCCTACTGATAACGCTGGAATTACTATTCTTCCGCCTGCATATTGAACTTCAGAAGGTGTTAGTGCTAACCATGATCCTGTACCGCCAGCCTTATACCAGAAAGTCGCGGCTGCAGTTCTTACCAAATACCGCTTAGTGGGATCGGTAATCTCATAACAAGTATGCACCGCGTAGTATGGATCTGCTCCTATCTCATTCATAGGCTCGTTTGTTAAAGACCCTGTTGCACCTTTAACGGAATAAACGGCACTTGTCGCGCCGGTCCTCGGCGTGGCTACCATATGAATTCCTCATATTTAATGTATTTAATCATTTGATTCATCTCCAAAACATTTATATAATACCCAAATTGAAAACACCATTTACTTCTTCAAAAAATAAATTTTATAGAGTAACATTGTTAACAAGGATTTAACAAAAGAAAAGGAAATATTAAATTTACGGTATAATACTTAACGTTGGCATCGCTTGAAATCTAGGTCCATATGCCGGATAATTTTTAGTCCATATATTATAAACGTTACCGCTTATATTATGGAACCCCCAATTTTCAAATATTCCGGCGGATGTTCTTGTCGCATTGATTGGTGTTTCGCCTCCGTTTTCAGCACAAATAAAATGTACGTTATCATAGCATTTCATAGTGTAGTATCCATCTGTTTGTCTTGTAAGTAATACCCTATTCCAAATGTCTCCATATGTACCTTCAAAGGTGATTCCGGCACCTCCGGCATTTTGCTCAAACAGGTAATGATTATCGTATGACTGGATATAGTACCAGCTTCCGCTAACTTTAGTTAACTTAAACTGTTCCCATCCATACGGGTACATCCTATTAGGAATTGCATTTGCACCACCACCATTAACAGCACTTAAGAACGGTCCTGTATATCCATTCCTATAGTCAGCTATTCCAAACCTAGCTAATGCCATGTTTTGAGCCGCTACAGTATCCTTAAGATCGAACTTAGTACCATCACCTAGTATTGATAAATCATCCCAATACAATATACCGCAAGTTCTAGGATAAGCCGCTTTTATCAATGCCGGGTTTAATGTATTTCCTAACCATGCCGGTTTATATGCTGCATCGCCGGGTTTGCTTTGACAACCTGATTCTACAACAAATATGGGTTTAGTAGCATTTAAAGCCGCTAATGCTGGATAGGTGTAAGTAATATTTGGATCATTCAAATATGAGTTAGTTGTAATTCTATTAGCATATATCTCATAACCCAAATTATCTACGCATTGGTGAGATACATCTTCAGGATACATCTGTGATAATATGGAAGATCCATTATACAAAATATTTCCATAAGATCCAACTGTAAACCAAAACCTAGCGTTTGAAGCTCCTCTTGTCTTAAACTTATTTACTATATACCTCCATGCATCCTTAAATGTAGTCGGTGTATTAAGTTGTACTCCATTCTCATTTTTTAGGTCTGCATACCAACCCGCTTCAGGAAAATTAACTGGATCATATGGTAATGGCCTTAGTTGTACATTTCTGTTGCCCTCCCAAAAGAATCTAATATGAACTATATGGTCTAAACTGTAGTTCTTTATGTTATCTATTAGAGTATTTAGGGCTGTATCATGACTTCCACTTGTCCAAGTACTATTAATCCAGTTTCGTGGATTATCCCACCTTCCTACAACTGATGAATTGCAGAGCATAAGAAGAGGTTCTCCACCCCTAGAAAATGCAGCATCTAACCAAGCCTTTATAGAAGTCCATGATTCAGCGGGCCACCAAACCAACTTAGGATAAATTGACATTTGTTTACCTACATTAGCCGTCCAATAATCATCATTTGCTAATGCAGCGGTATCTGTCATATCGTCTATTTCATCACCCGAAGGATGATGATAATTATACATTCCCCAATCGTAACTAGATGGCATTTATTCATTCTCCTTTTATTCTTTATTTGTGGTAAACACCACAAACTATTATATGCTTGTAAAATATTTAAGCGTTTTGGTGTTTTTATTCATTCTTTAATATCAAACATAGGGCAAATTTGGGTATGCTCCAAGTTATCAAGGCCACAAACACCGCTTCGCTTAATTCCTTCCTTACAAATTTTGCAGGTATAAAGAAGCTCCATATTATAAAATTCTGCTATGGGTATTTGCCGGTTGCCTATTGGCACAATACTAGAAATAAATGGCACGCACGTATTAAAATAAATGGTAAGCATGTTTCTTTAGGATTATATGATATTGAAGAAGATGCTGCCATTGCATATGATTGTGCAGCCATAGGATATTTCGGAGATTATGCCTTATTAAACATCTTGTTTAAAGACTAATTTATTTTTAAGTGTAAACTAATGCGCTGTTGCACTGTATTACTATTGATGCCTTAGTTACTCCACTCGGATCAAAGGTCTTGTCGAAGCTTTCCACATAGCCTGTGCCAGTGTAGTAATGCGTGCCTGTTGCATCCATGTTAATAACGCATACTATCGTGGTCTTAGCCTTCCATGCTGTATGAATAGCGGCCTGAGCCACATCGTTAACGATATCCATAACCACATCTGCAGATATGGACCAATCTTCAATAGTCGGGAATCTTCGGGTAAATGCATCACCCTGGCTTGTGATATCTACCAGAGTATATTTATCGGGCACCTTCAGAGAAGTACATAGACCGACTGTAGACCCGTTTACCTGCCATTTCGTATTATAGACCGGTGTTGCTGCAACTACCATAATTATCTCTCCTTATATTTTTATTTATTTAAATGTTGTGAAATTGCATACCGCGAGATATCTTAGTTTTGCATCAGAACCCATTAAGGTGCAATGCGATTGTGCGCAATCTATCAAAGTATATCCTGTAATTACTGTATTTTTGGTGAATAATACTCTGATATTTTCGCATAGATCTATCGCGTCAGTAGCGTTCGTATTTCTTACGAGTACTTGGAATCCAGGCTTATTAATATTAGTTCCACCTAGTATACTAATAGGTATTTGGCCTGATGTTCCAGTTACCACTATCACATTATCCGGCGTGTCTAACGGCGCATTCCTAAAAAT